CGTAAATACGAGCAGTTCCACTTTCCAAATACCGGAAAACACTCTTTTTGTGCAAAGGACCAAGCTTTCGCTCAGCACCTGGAGCACTAAGTTGTGGAACAGCACTCTGTACAACAACACTATTGAATTTCTTCGCTAGCGTCGACAGGTCCTCAACAGTCACTTTGACGGAAATCGCTTTTCCTGAACCATTTCCACCCAAATAATGGATACCCAACAAAATGGGACCTTTGGGGGTCATGGACATCAGTAGATAACCACAATCACCATCAACAGTATCTGTTGGAACTGATCCTACCCAAGAATCAGTTGTTGTGTTCAAGAAAACATTGTGGATTTTCTTCTCCAAAGAGATATTGTCCACAATCATTGTTGTGAATGCACCCGTAGAACTCCTTCCAATATAACACCCCTTCCACTTACCCTCGAGGGTTGGTTGGCAAAACAAATTACGGAAATCCTTTCGTGGGGGAACATTTCGAACATGAACAAGTGCCAAATCTTTTTCAGGTATTCGTGATATCATACTAGGTGACACCAGAATGTTCTGGGAATTGGCGGTTACGCCATCACTAGAAAAATTTTCGATAATGGTCATCGAAAAATTCTCCTTGGGCAAGCCATGTGCATTCACCAAGTAATAGTGTCCTCCAATGCAAAAAGCACGTTGGGACTTATAACCTGGTATCTTGAAGTATACACAATTTGGGCGCAACAACTTGAGAACCTTTTCAGAGCCTAAGCCCTTATAGGAACATGTTGTTTGAGAGACATCGAAACTTGTCAGAGTGTAAGACTCTTTGTACCAAGGATTGAATGTTTCTTCATCCTGATCGACAGGAGATTGTCCATCATTGACATCCTCTTCCTCTCCGTTTTGCTCTTCTCGTGGTGTTCCAGCCTGTGGAACAACTACACGAGTAGTAGCGAGAGTAGAAACAGAATAAATGACAGCAGCAGCTGAAATAATTGCGCATGATGCTAGCACGCGTTGAGAGAACTTACTCTCCAACACACCTCCAGCACTCGCAACTAAGCGACGCCAACAGTATTTGCCTGCTGGTGTGATCGATTTTCGGGTTATATAGAGCAACATGCTCGATCTACCGTAAACAAAATCACACACTGGACGAGAAAAGAGGGACACCAAAAATAGGGGCAATAAAAGCCACCAAAACATTGGCATGTACCAACTAATAAATGACAGACACACATATGCCTCCACCAAACTCCAAGTATCCAGCTTGAAATAACAGTGGATACGAAAACTTTCCCAATAAGAGAGAGTCTCCACCATACATGTTTCGAAAGTATCAGGCAAATTTGCTTCATTGATCTTCCGGGTTGTTGTCTCAACCCACACAGACGGACGGTATTCAACCACCTCATCGGCTTGGACACGAAGTGAATTCCATTCACCGTCTACAAAAACACATTGGCATTTAGCCTCTGAGTAATAACAATGTGAACAGAGTTTGATCTGTCGTACCTTCTCACCGGACTCAAGTGCTTTCTCCTGCAACTTCT